AGGCGCCGGAGCCAGGGTTCTGAGCGTTCGTGTTAAAGCCAGCCTCGGCCATCTCCACGTTGTACAGCGCCTGCCACTGTGCTCCGGTCCAGCCCATCTTGGCAGCTGCCGACTGCAGCGCAGCCTCTGCCGAAGAGTTCGCGACTCCGCCCGTACCGATCCCGCCTACCTTGGCGGCTGCGGCCTTGGCCGCGTCCACGGCCTTGGTCGTGCCGTCGACGACGCCGTTCTTCAGCCCTTCCATCAGGTTCATGCCGATGTCGTAGAACACCCCGCTGGGAGAGAAGACCTTGAGGACGTCCTTGACAGCATTCGCTACATCGGATCCGAAGCTACTGAACCAGCCGATCACTCCGCTAGCGATTGACTTGCAGCCGTTCCAGAAGTCATTGATCGCTGCACTACCGATGGACCCCATGGCCGAAAGTGCAGACCTGATGGCGCCCGGTATCCTGTCGATAATCCCCATCAGCGCAGATTCGCCGGAGCTAGCGATGGACCGGATACCGTTCCATATGCTGTTCCACAGATTCTCGGCAGTGCTACGTACCGAATTCCAGGCGTTCGCCAGGAACGACATCAGAGAATCAATGATGGAATGGATGCTAGACGAAAGCGCACTGACGATAGTCCTGACGCCCGAGGACAGCGAATTCCAGATGGATTCGGCCGTATTCCTTATGCTGTTCCACGCTCCGAGTGCGATGGATTCTATCGCGGCTAGGTCCGCCCTGATCGCGGCCTCCAGCGAACTGATGATCGCCTTCACAGCAGCGGACAGTGCATTCCAGATCGCCGATGTGCTAGCCGACACAGCACTCCAGGCAGCCTTGAATACTCCTTCCACGGTGCTCATTATCGAGCGCCAGCCAGCCACCTCATCATTCCACCACGTATGGAAGAAGCTGCTGATACCGTTCCAGATCCCCTTCGTCACACTGGACACGGCGTTCCAGCCGCTAGAGAATATGCTGGCGATAGTGCCGAGTGTGCTCTTGACGAAGCTGGATATTCCGCCGAGAATAGATTTTATCGTGCTGCTGACAGCGGACACCGACGTCTTCACGACGTTCGATATATCGTCCCATGCAGTCTTGAAAAGATTCTCAATTGTGCCCCAGGTCGTCTGCAGGAATTTCCAGATGTCCTCGTGGTATTTGTATATCTCGCCTTGCGGGGTGGCCCACTCCCACGCCACGATGAAGTAGTGCGATATGTCATCCCAGATCCCCCTGATGAATGCATAGACCTTGTCCCAGGTCGTGTAGATGGCATCCCAGATCTGGGTGTGGTACTTTATGACGATGATCGCGAGTGCAGCGATCGCCACACCGATAGCGACCAGCGGGTTAGCCTCCAGCAGATCAATCGCGCCCGATATGCCCTGGATGATCGCCTTGATAACTGCCATCGCCTTGAAGGCCGTTACGACCCCGATGATGCCATAGGCGATGGCCTGCAGATCCCCCGGAGACATGGACTTCACGAATTCGGTGAGCCATCGAATAACGGCAGAGAGAGCCGATACGAGTGCACCTGTTAGCACTGTCGTCAGCTTCACGAACAGACCGACTATTATCGGCAAGATAGGGGCGATACCGACAACAAGTGCATCAACAAGCTGGGCCAGCGGCTTGGCGATCTCCTCTAGACCGTTCGCGAACACCTCCATCACCTTGCTGTTCTCGAGCTCATTGAATACTGTACCGAGCAGCTTCGCAAAGACATTCAGGGCCGGAGCTATCCCCTTCAGGAAGGTGGCCAGCGCAGTAAATGCCCCGGCAAGATCCGCCAGCATAGCGGCGGCCAGCTCTCCGATAATGGTTCCGAGCGTCATGAAGAACGGCATCAGCGCCCTGATGGCGCCAGCCAGCTGAGAGAAAATCGGCGCGAGCGTCTGGGCGAACACCCCGGCGAGCTTCATGATGATCGGCAGAAGTCCACCGACGACACCAAGCAGCTGACTAAGCACACTCATGCTGGCCTTGATGGCCGGTGCGGCTGCCGAGAACAGCCCGCCTAGGTTCTTGCCGAGCGTGGACAGAATGCCGATGAACTGGGAGGCTATGGGCACCATCGCCTTGATGACCGAGGCGATGCCAGACTCTAGCGGCGTGATCAGCGCATAGATGCCCTTCACGAACGTGCCGAAGATCGGAGCAGCCGCCTGCATGATCGACACCAGACCCTGGAGCACCGGCTTGAGACCGCTTACCACGCCGCTGATCTGAGGAGCCACCGTTCGCATCACTCCGGCGATCTGTGGCACCAGGGAGTTCACCATCGGCAGAATCTGCTTAAACGCTGCAGACAGGGCCGGTACGATCGGCGCGCTGATCGTCGCGAGGTCCTTCTGTAGCTCAGGCACCATCCCCTTGAGCTGTGCCTTTAGCTTCGGGCTTCCTGCCACCACCCCACCGACAGCACCACCGATCAGTGCTGCACCGAGCCCCATCCCGATAATGCCGCCGAGCGCCGGGAGCGTCGCCAGCGCCGTACCGATACCAGCAATCTTGGTACCCCATAGAGTGCTGACGCCGAGGATACCGGGCATGGCTGCACCATACAGGTTCTTCCCGAAATCACCACCCATCTTCTTGCCGTCACTGGCGATACCTCCGCCTCCGCCTCCGCCACCACCAAGCATCGTCGCGACGCTCGCAGTAGTTAGCACCGACTTCAGCGCATCATCGAATCCCTCGCCATATGTCCGGCCGTCTCGGTCGGCCTGGCTCTTGATCGTCGTGTCGTCGATCTTCTCGTGGATGGTGTCCGTTGTGCTGATGTTCCCTGGTGTCTTGCCCGCCAGTACCTGCCGAATGGTGTCCGTGGTGGTCTTGTTGGTGGCCCCGGTTCCGGTGAGCACCTGCTTGATCATGTCGGTAGTGCTCTGGTTCTGTGCACCCTTGCCAGAAAGAACCTGACGGATTGTATCAGTCGTGGTCTGGTTCTGTGCACCCTCACCGGTCAGGATCTGCTTGATCATGTCCGTGGACGTCTGGCTGCCGACCGAGCCCTGGCTCTGCTGGCTCTCCTTCGACAGCGCCTTCGCGAAATCCTGCAGCATGTTGCTGGTCAGGCTCTGGTTCTGCGGAGCCGCCGAAGTCGGCCCGGCTCCGGCGCCACTCGGAGAACCACTGCCCAGCCCGACCGAGCCCTTGGCCAGCATGTTCCGGAGCATGTTCCGCAGCGTGGAGTCTGTGCCAGTACCGATGATGCCGATACCGCCCGGCATCGCGGCCTGGTTCTCTAGCTTCTTGAGGAGCGCCGTGTCCTTGCCGGCCAGGCCGCCACCGTCGTTCTGCCCGACGGCCTTGTCGAGATCCAGGACTGTCTTGCTCGTCGACTTCTTACTGGCGCTCGCGAACGCCTTGCCGTACGCCTCACCGTCCGCCTTACCGGCCGCTGCTGCATCGGCCTTCGCCCTGGCAAGACCCGAGGAGTCTGCTGTCGTGCGAATGGTGACTTCGACAAGGTTTACCATATGTCTTCTTCACCTCCTCTCTGTCGCTCTTCTTCCGGCGTTCCCAGAGCCTCAATTCTCAGTAGCCTCAGGATCGAGACATCCTCCTGCAGAGCCTGGCCTGGCGTACACTTGAATCTGTCGCAGATCGCGAGGACTGTTCTGGCGAACGTCAGCTCGGCAGGCTCGCTGACAACGGTTCCATCGCGAGTGGTGGCACCTCCAAAGTTCCGGAACCGTTCGAGTCGTTCTGCTGTGTTTTTGGGATGGAGGCAATGGCGTCCATCCAGGCTCGGATAACCTCCTGCACGAATGGCAGCTCCTGTGTCTTGACACCCTCGAATGTCGCGGGAACCGGCTCGTCATTGTCGTCGTCCACGTTCCATTCAATCAGGTGCTCAGCGAACCGGCGGAACAGCAGGTCTGTCTTCTCGACCAGCTTCTCTGGATCAGTCTCCTGCCCGACCATGATTGCCAGCTCGTTGATCTCGAGGAAGTCCCCGAGCGGTAGAGCCGTCGCCTTGACGTCCAGCCCTTCCAGGCCACCCTCGAACTTCAGGTTGTAGACTGTCTTCTCTGGCCGGAACCTTCGCTTACTCATCTGTCCGAACACCACTCCCGTTAGGTAGGCCGCCGTAAGCGCGGTCCCGAGTAGGACCCAGTACAACCGATCACGCCCACGTCGGCACATTGCCGTCGGCCAGCTGGGCCGGGACCTGCCAGGTCAGCTCAGCTGTGTTGGCACGGGTGATCTGGTAGTCGGTGATGAGGCAGTTGGTCGTGATGACCGGTGTGGCCGTGACCGACGTCGGAGAGATGGAGATCGAGCGGGTAACGCTCGTCCCCGACACCGTCGAGAACACGGAGTGGCTCAGGTTAGGACCGGGGTCGAAGACGCCGTTGAACGTCACCGTGAAGTCCGTCAGGAGCAGCAGCTGCTCGTGGGCGAACTTGTTCATGCCGGTGACGTCCTCTGTACCGCGCGGCATCGTGAAGGCGTAGTTGGTAATGTCGTTACCGATGTTCTGGTAGTTGGTTCCTGCATCGGTTACCGAGATCGTGCCGCTGAGGCCCGTAATCTTGGTGGTGGCCATGTGCTATCCTCTCCTATGGATCTCTGCGAGGTGATTGAGGTGCAGGGCGCTATCCTCAACCCAGTCTTCTACGCGGGTGTGGACCCGACGTCTGTGGTCCGGATTACCGCGCCAGTCACCACCGACGACGAGCAGCCGGGGTGGCTTGCCAATGGGGACACGGTGCTCGGCCATCGAGAAGCAGAAGTTTCCGGGGCCATACTCGAACCGGACAAGCTCCAGCGATACCCGGACAAGCCGGTAGGCGCGCGAGCGATCGTGCGTGAGGTAGTGATACTGCTTCTGGCCTAGATTCGTCGTGATGTCCACAGTTGTCGCGAAGCCGTTCAGGTACTGCTCGCACTCATACTCCTCGCACGTCGCTGGGCGCCAGTGCGTCCTCAGCGGCGCCGACATCGCATACGTCTTGTAATTCTGTGGACCCATGGACGGCTCGAACCGGAACGCCATCAGAAGCCCACCCCGGCAATCGGGTTCCGGACGAACACAACGCTAAACGCCGCATAGCTGAACGTCCCGGTCGTCACGACCTTCAGGTACTGGTCCACCTGTGTCGTGTTGGTCGCCGTAGCCTGCCGCACAGCTCCGATCCCGGTAACGCTGCCGAAGTCCATTAGAGTCGTGTAGGATCCACCAACGGTGGTACAGTGCGTAATGGAGACATCGACGTTGGTCCCCACGAGCTCGACCAGCTGAAGATATGCCTGGGCTCCGAACGCTGTTCCTGCCACATCGGTGTAGGCCGGGCCGACCAGTGCAGCTGTGTCGACCCGTAGGCCCTGAGTCAGCTGGATGCCCCACTCTAGGCCGTAGGCGTTCGCCATCCAGTCACACTTCACAGTCAGGTTGGCAGAGGCGTCACGAGTTGGGTTGTAGTCGGTCTGCTTGCTCACCATGCAGGCACCTGGATTGCCAATCGCCGCGCCGCGCGCATAGGTGCACACCTGGTCGTTACCCGACAGCCCAGCCAGGGCGTTGTGCTCCTGGCCAAGCGCAAACCAGTTCCAGGTCGGCGCCGAGGAGTAGGTGATGGAGATTGTGCCGTAGGCAGGGATCTGGTAGGTGCTGCTCGCGTTGGCCCAGGACCACGTCGGCGCCGACGAATAGACGAGGACGATCAGCTGCCCAGGCATAAGCGGATACACCCCAGCACCGGTCCCGACCTGGAATCCGTTTACGAGCACCTGGGACATCGTGCCGCCAGAGATGGTCACATTCAGGACCGCGCCGGTATTGTTCCGCACTGGCACCTGTGTGTTCGGTACGGCCGGAGCCACCGGCACATACGACTCCACGCCATTGATAAAGACGTGAGTATACGTGCCGCCCGTAAGTGTTGCGCTGACCTGGAAGCTGTACGTGCTGACGTACGGAACAGTGGAGGCCGGAACACCTGGGTTTGACACGGTCGTCACGGCATCGAAGAATGTCGTGAAGCTGATCGCGCCGTCGCGCAGGCCGTTTACTCGGTGATGCCCATACTGATTCAGCGCCGTCACGTCCATCGGTGCCATCGGGCTGCTGATCGTGTCCACCGAGCTAAGGTCGCCGGACAGGTCATATCCATTGCAGTAGAAGTTGTCACCAAGTCCCGCAGTCTTGGTTCCTGCCATCACGCCTCCTGTGAGAACATATCATTCACCAGCACCGGGATGGTGATCGTCATTACGCGCAGCATCTGCTTGTCTATCTCCACATATCCAGCCGTGGCCTGCATCGGTGTCCCGGCCATCCCGAGCAGATCAACGGCACGCACATTCGCTACTCCGCCGAGATCAAAGTCGCCGCTCAGCGCGCCGATGATGTCGCAGGTAGCCGACATCACGTTCGGATCAATCATGTCGAACGGCTGTGACCGGAAGGACGTGTACACCCGCGCGTTCAGCATCACGACGCCGCTCGTCATCGCCAGCCCGGAGGTGCGCGTCGGGCTGATCGACTGCACCCATAGCGCACAAGTCATCCCGGTGCCCGGGCTGTTCTTCGGCTCGTGCTGATTCACGACGTCGAACCGGCCGGTCGCCATGGCATAGCTGACGATCTTGTCGAACACCTGCCCGATCGCGACGTCGTTGAAGTTCACCAGCGCACCAGCTTGTCCTGCAGGTCTTCTGGGTGCGCACTCGGCCTGATATGCTCCTCACAGACCGACCACGGAAGCCTGCCGGGACGCATCATGGTGTGCCCTCTTAGCTCGCCGACGGCCTGTGCACGACACGCTGCGAACTCGCACGTGTCCGATGTTCCTGGTGTTCGGCTCCCATTCTTAGCCCGCACCCGAATCAAGAGACCGACCCCCACATCACTGGTTTCACGTGGCCGACCTGAATGCCTGTGTGAATATGGACCGGATATCCCGCCTCGCGCGCGCGGATGGAGAACGAGAGGTCCTCGCCGATGTCCCGGCCGTTCAGGACCATCTCCCGGAACCAGCACTTGTCGCCCTGGGCATCCATGTAGATCTGCCGAAGAACGCTCCTGTGGATCAGAAGACACCCGGCGCCGGTCCCGCCCACCTCGATCAGCTCGTCAGCTGGGAAGTCCTTCGGGTGGTCGAAGGTGCCCTCGGTCTCCGGGCTGTCCTGGTAGATCGTCGCTGTCTTCGCGCCGTTCATGATCGTGTAGTAGAGCGCCGAGACAACCGGCCGCTCCACAGGGTCGGCCGCCTTCATCAGCTGATCGATTGTGTTCGGCGCGAACACGATATCTGTGTCCACACACCACAGCCACTCCTCCCGATTCCGGTTCAGGAAGTTGGCCACCAGATTATTACGCGCGAGCGCGACGAGCGGGCCGACCGACGAGTTACTTATGTTGCCGATAAGAGGATTGTAGGCTGCATTCATCACCGATAGCATGAACTCGATCCGTACGGTCCCGCCATGGACGAATCCGAGCGAGACTGGACCTTCGCTGCTCACTGGAAATGCATCTCCTCGGCTAGCTTTCGGAATTCGGTCGCGATTACGTCGCCAAGAGCATCCGCCAGAACATCCTGAGTCACGATGTCTGTCTCGTGCGCAGCGCAGGCTTGATCGATCGCAGCCATCAGAAGAATGCGTCCTCCTCCTTCATGAGTGCCGAGAAGATTCGCTCGCGCAAGCAGCGTCGCCTCCAGAGACAGAAGACTGGAAGCCAGGTCCTTTTTGCGTATCCGCTTCCTGCGCGGCAGCGGTACGGACTGGATCGCACTACCGGCCCCGTCATCTTCCATGCGAGCCTGGTCCTCCTCGTCCTGTTTCCTCCTGGCTAGCCAGGACAGGCGCCTTCGTCTCACTGCTGGTTCACCCGTCCGGGGATTAGCTTGCCACCTAGGAGCGCTCGGTCCTGGGGCGAAACCTCCTTCACCTGCAGATGCTCCTTGCACGTAGGAACGGCGACGCACGCCATAACCATCTGTCCCATAATCGACTGCTGCTGCCAGCTCGGGGCCAGGGTAATGGCCTCACGGAGCGAAGGCGGAGCGGCCAGCTCCGGAATCTCGCCCCTGGCCTGCCTAGCCTCGAATTGCAGAACTTCGCTCACACACTGAAGACAGTAAAGTCCGTCGCCGCCGCTCGTCATCTTCCGTCCATCTCCTCTACATAGGGCCGGATGGCCTCTTCCCCTATTCCTGTCGCCGCCATGTTCAGCTCGGCGCACGCCTTCCTGAAACCGTGGTAGCCATGGAAGCGTGTCGTCTCGTTCCGGCTACCTGTTCCTTCTAGCCACGGTCCATAGGTCGCCAGATCGCTCGTCACTATGTCTTCGTGCACGACCGACTCGATGATCGGCATCGCATAGGTCTTACCACGGCTGTGAGTAACGAACACCCGTGAGTTCTCGATCGTCATGATCGACCGCAGGAACCTTCCGGCCCGCTCCTCCCGGATGCTCCCGAGAAATGCAGCACGGACAAGCTTCTCCCCCTCGGCCGCTACCCGACGCCGCACCGCCACCGCCCCGGCATCCAGGTCCTTCTCGGCCCGGCCGTCGAATACCGGCCCACTGCACTTCACGGTGATCTCAGTCAACGTGGCGTCCTTTCCTCGCCCGGCTCGCCGGGCTCGCCGGGCTCGCCGGGCTGTCCGTTGCTGCCCCGACCGCCCCGGCCGCCCTGGCCGCCCCGACCACCACGCCCAGCAATGAACGGCTCGGCCGGAACAGGCGGTAGACGTCGATCCTCATAGGCAGCCATCGCAGCGGACATCGCACCGTAGTCGGTCGCGAAGTTAGCATAGATCGAGTACATCAGCGTGATGTACAGACCCCACATCAGCCAGACATGCGGCTCCAGAAAGAATAGCAGAGTGACGAGCGGGAAGTTGATCACCCAGTACCACATGCCCCATTTGTGCACCGTAAACTGAGCGTGCGGGTTCACCTCAAGATCCCGGATGAGCAATCGCAGGAATCCATGCCGAGGTGAAAGTGCCAGCATGTGTAGTCGCCGGATCTCTGTCTCAAGTCGGCTGATCTCTTCCTGCAGCGCCTCGGTGTCGTTCAGGAACTGCCTGTCACCATCTTCTAGATGCAGCCCCTCGTTCCGTAGTGCCGCGATCTCGGCTCGGATCATTCGTAGCTCGGCTGTCGAGTCTGGGGTGAGATCGCTCACAGGTAGCTCACCCCGAAACACAGTACAGCGGTGACTGCAAGAACCCCATAGGTTTCGGCGACGGAACGCAGGCCGACATCCGGACGGAGCCAGACGATGACGGCTCCAATAGCAATGGCGATTAGCAGCGCACATACCAGTGGCACCCATCCGGTAAGCCAGATGTATGGGACGGCCGGAGCGATACATGCCACCGCCGTGGCCGTGCCACAGAGCACGGCAGGCCAGAACCTCCCTGAGTCGCTGAGCCAGAGTGCCGCGCTCATCCCTACTAGCTCGGCTAGTCCCGCTCCGAGCGCCGCGTGCAGAATCGCTGGCTGGTGCAGGCGCAGAGACATAAGGAGACCTAGGGCGATGGTCACGCCGTCGGCCGCCCCGAGCACCGTCGCCTCCTTCTGGCTTGTCATATCACTCGCGATCTCGCAGAGCGGGCATAGCGCGAGTTGACGACACGGCTTCGCAGATCAGGCAGACCAGCACCCGGCGTCGGCTCGCTCTGGCCACCGCTCGGCCCCATCGGTCCGCTGCTTCCGCCGTAGGCGCCCGGCTCCTGTGTGAGCCAGACAACAGCCTCGGCAATCGCAAGCTGCCGGACGATCCCGGGCGTCTCAGCGACAGTAAGAGATGCACCGCTCGTGTGTGTGGCCGTAACCGAGCCTAGCTGGCCGCGAAGGACGTTTAGTAGCCTTCTCGCCCAGAGCGTCCCGCCCGCGTGAGCGGACAGCGTCGAGCCATCAA